TGTATTTTGTAGAAGGTGGATTTAATTTAAATAATGTCTTACACGAGTATTCCCACCCTTTAGTTAGTGCAATAGCTGCATCTAACAAAGAGTTATTTGATAAGATTTATAATGATGTTTTAGCTACAGCCGAAGGTCAGGCAATAAAAGCTGAAGTAGAACAGCTTGGGTATCAGTCAGAGGACCCATTGGATATTCAAAAAGAGATTGTAGTTAGAGCTTTAGCTAAAGAAGCCCAGAACAATATTGATAATGTTCCCACATCTAACAGTTTTAAAGATGCTATTAAACGTATACTGTTTGCAATAAAGCAGGTACTTAGAAAAGCTTTTGGGACTAGTGTAAAGATTGAAAAGCTTTCTACTGATACCACTTTGGCTGAACTAGGTAAAATGCTTACAACAGAAAACTTTGTATTTGATGTTGAGACAATATCAGATAAAGACTATGTTGAGTATGCAAAAGACTACGCTGAGTTTTTTAAATCTCTAGAGGATGTAGAAAACTTAGATATCTCTACTACAGTGTCTCGTTATTATGACTTGATTAAGTTACAAATTAATCAGGTGTTTAAGAATAAGAACTACGCTGAGGCTAGAAAGATTCTTGTAGATGAAGAAACAGGTGGAGGTTTACTACGTGAGATTAAGAAAACTCTTGAAGCAACTCCTGAGATTAATGAAAAGCTTAAAGATCTTCTTGGATCTTTAGAAACTAGAGAAAAGAATGCTAAGAACTTAGTGAATGCTTTATTAAGATTTGACATTCTTACACAGAAGGTAAGTGAGCAGTTAAAAGAGGTGGTTAAGAATCCTGATACTAAGGAGATGTTGAATAATATTTTTTATTATGACTCTCTTGTTAGAAACTGGTCTAAGTTTATTCAGGAAACAAACGAGCGTTTGATAGATGGTGGTATGGACCCCGCAAGTCCTCTAGGAAGAAATCTATCTACTACACAAACTAGAATTGAGAGTATTCAACGTAGAATTCAAAAGGCTTATGCTCCAGGAATAATTGATACACTATATGATAGTTTATCTGGATTAAGAGAGGGTATTGATAAATTTTATACAGAGGCTATTGATAAAGCTAAAAAAGCTGGTAGCAAGAAACGTGAGGAGGATATGATAGCTGAGTATGAAAAAGTAAAGCTCACTAAAGAAAGAGTGGGTGAGTTACTTTTAGGAAAAGCTGGAGATACTAATTACTTTTCTGCTTGGGCTGAATCATACACTAATAGCCCAGACCCTATTGTTGGTGGTTTTGCTGTTCTTCTTAAAAATGGATACAACGAGGTAGATGCTGAAACCCAGCGTAATGTAAACTCTTTTTTAAGAGATATGGCTCCTCTTTTAAGAAAGGCTGGTTACAGTATGACTAACTTTACAGAGTTGATGCAGCAACTTTCTTTTAGAGATAAAGTAGTAGTTAGAAACTCTGAAACTGGAAAAGTAGAAACTAAAGAATATATCACATTCTTAAATCCCTTTAAAGATACTGGAACCAAACTAAAGCAACTTAAGTTTGATTATGAAGATGCTATAGATAAAGGTGAGGAGGCTGAGGCTGATAGTATTCTTAAACAGATGAGGCAACACAAAAGAGATTACTTTCACCAAGAATACACTGATGAATTCTATCAAAGAGAAGATATCTATGACTCTTTAGATAAGAATCCTGATTTACTAGATGCTACTTATAAGGCTCTTGGTGTTACTAAATCTAAAGCTACGGCTGCTGATAAGCAGGCTGCTGTAGAAATGTACGATCGTGCATCTAAAGATGCTTATAGAAGAAAACATCTTATTCTTAATGCTATAGAAGAATTAGATGGAGCAAACTTTGATCCTGATAACTTTGATGATATAGCTCAGCAAAAGAAAGCTCTATGGAAGGAGTATTCCCAACTTGCTTCTTTAACCAATACAAATGGTAATTTAAAAGAAGGACAAGAATATCTCACTGCTGCTATTGAACGTAAGTATAGAAAAGAGTCTAAGAAGTTTTTTGAATTTGTTCCTATAAATGGTGCTTTTCAATTTGCCTTAGATCAGTTTGAACAAAACTTAATTGACTCAGGTATTGCTAAAGATAGTGATGAGTTTAGAGATAAAAGGGAAAGTTGGATTTCTGAAAACACTGTGGTTAAGTTTACAGATGAGTTCTATAAAGAAAGAGCTAGAATTTTTACAGAGATTAAAGAGATTTTAAATCGTCTTCCTGATAATATACGTCTTAAGGTGGATTCCACTGCAGAGATAGAAGAGATTATTGATGCCACTGTAGGCTTTAGAGATAATGATGGTCAGATTATTGGTTCTGATATATCTGAAAAGGCTAAGGAACGTATTAAAAAACTACAGCAGGAAATTCAGGATAAGAAAGATAACTATGCAGGTTTTAGTGGACTGACTAAAGATGAGTTTGAGGAGATGGGATTGTTGTTTGATACAATCAAATCAGGACAAAAACTCACTCCTGAACAACGTTTTAGACTTAATGAACTCACTGAACGTAAAGCAGAGTTTGGGGTTGATAAAGCCACTCAGATAGAGCTGTCTAATCTTTATAGACAACTCGGTGCCTTACAGTCTAAAGATGCTACAGACTACTATGTAGATATTGTAAATAATTATTTTGGTAAAATGGGTGTAGCTGACCGTATTACGGGTGCTACAGCTAATGAGATTCTTCAACCTGGCAGGTATGTAGAGTTATTTAAAGAAAGCCCTGAGTTTAAAAAATGGTTTGAAGATAATCACATTAGAAAAGAAGTATTTGATGCTGCTACAAAGAAGAATATTGTAGTGTATGAAAGATTGTATGTTTGGAATAAGGTTAGACCTAATGACCCGTCTCATTTTGAAACAATTAAACTTGCCTCTGGAGAAATAATTGAGGGCAGTCCTAACCTTTCTTACTTTTATCGTAAGGTTAAAGATCAGTATAAGACAGAAAAGATTGTAGGTAAAACAGTAGACAATAAAGGAAACTTCTTACCTAAAACAATTGCTGAAGGTGCTAAGTCTGATTCTCCGTATATCAATGCTGAGTATGACAATCTAAAAAGATCAGATCGTGCTAAGTTTGATGTTCTTGAAAAAATGAAAGAATACCATCTGAAGTTTCAAGAAGAGATGCCTAGACAGAGTCGTCTGTATATGCAAGTACCTAGGTTTGGAACTCAGGCTATTGAAAATGCACAGCTTTCTAAAAAAATAGATGCTGGTAAAAGATGGTTTCTTAATATAAGAAAAACCTTCTTTACGGGTAAAGATGACTATGAAAAAGGATTAAACTTTAATCCAGGTCAGCTTGTAAATGCTGATATGTTTGATGAAGAACATAGACAAATTCCTATACAGGGTCTTTATGATATGAAGCCTGAGGAGGTAAGTATGAACTTTCTAGATTCTATGATGAGGTATATGCACTCTGGAATCACTCAAAAAAAACTGATTGAAATTAATCCGTTTGCAAAAGCTCTTCAAAGTGTAGTGACAGATCCTAAAAATTCTGTAGCTAAAACAGATAAGTTTGTAAAATGGATTTATCAAAAAACTGGTGAGAAGGTTGGTTTGAAACCTAAGAACATGTCTGTTCGTGCTAAAGCTATTCGTAACTTGTATGAGAGAGAATTTGAAGGTATCCGTATAACAGACTTTTCACAAAATATACCTCTTTTATGGAAGCTTAAAGCAATTGCTTCAAAAACAGTAAGCTTAGCATCTTTTGCATTAAATATACCATCAGCTATTAAAAATAGAAATGCAGCCGTTGTACAAGGATTTATAGAAGCTTCAGGAAGTAGATTCTTAGACCTTCCTAGTTATGCATTAGGTAAAGCTAGAGCTTTTAAAATGATGGTTGCAAATTCTACAGAGATTTATAGATTGAAGAATAAATCTTTGGATGTACAGTTGATGCAAATCTTTGACCCTGCTCAAGACTTTTTTAGAAAAACTGTAGAAACTCAATTTGGTAGATCAGCTATTGATGACGCTGCTAATCTTAGTTTCTTAATGTCACCTAGAAAGTTCTTACAGCTTGAAGCTACTACAGAGGTGATGTGTGGTATGCTCTACTTTGAAAAGGTTAAACAAACTATCAATGGAGCAACAAATGAAATTCCCTATATCAATGCTTTCCATCTTGTAAATGGGCAGATTGAATTAAAACCTGGAATTGATCCTGCGTATGCCCCAGGGGGTAAAAAGTTTAATGAGATTAAGAATAAGATTCATGAAATAGGTGACCGTTTAGAAGGTAACTATAGTAGATTTGGTCAACCTGAAATTAATAGATACTACTTTGGACAAATTGGTTTATTTTTTAAGAAGTACTTTACTTCTATGTTTATGAACCATGTTGCAGCTAAAAGAACCAGTGCTGCTTTAGGTACAGTGAGTTCTGGTAATTACACTGCATTTTTAAGAATGTTAAAGAATTTCATTGTATATGCTAAACATGGTGAAAACTACTATAAATTAATGGATGCTGACGAAGCAGCTGCAGCACGTAAGGTGGTAGGTCAGGTAGCTTCTCTTGCTATGATGTATATGCTCTTATCATACATGTTTGAGTATGATGACGATGATAGAGACCGTTTCAAAAAGATGGAAAGAAGACAAAAGGATGTGATATTTGGTAAAAACTTTAACTTAGAAGGATGGCTTGTAAATCAAGCAGCTGTTATCACACTTACTACTCTTACAGAGGTTCAGACTTTTTCCCATCCTAGAATGTTTTTAAATACTGCTAAACAGCTTCCTGATCCAAGTGCACTATGGGATGTGGGTGTTAAGCTTCCATGGCAAGTTATTGAACACACTTATGGTAATATAGTGGGGGATAATAGTTCCTACTATCAAAAGAATATACCTGGAGGTGTTTATCCATGGCAAAAAAGAGATGCATCTAAAGCTGTAGCCGACCTTGCTAAAATCTTTGGTCTTACTGGATCTAGCTTGTCTCCAAGAAAAGCTATGGAATCTGCTGAAAAAGCTCGTAAGGGACAGTATAAATAACCGTCCCTTACGTATAGCTTTAGAATTTTCGTTTATAGTAGGTGACATCTACTATAGCAAAAATAATTCCTATTCTGAGTCTGGTAAATGGAACCCACGTATCTTCTACAAGTTCAAATTCACCTTGGTCAAATAGAAATCCTAGTAGGCATTCTGATTTACTAATCAGAGTAACTTTTAATTCAAACATATTAGAGTGGTTTATATTTATTTGTTTTTAGGATTAGCTCATCCATTTCTTTTGTCTTTTGCCCTATTCTCACAGCCACATCTAATCCATATTTAGGAGAGTATAACCTTCTTTTAGAGGTCACTTTTCTATGAATTAACTCAGCTGATACACCAAGTCTTGCAGATGCTTTTTTATAGGTATCAAAAACAGCTATGATCTTTTGATTCACAGGATCATATACTTTTATACAAAGATTATCAGTTCCAATTCCTAGAGTCATACGTTTTAAAATATATAACGGATACCAGCCGGATCAAAATACCTACTATACAGGTTGGTAAAGTCCTGTATCATTTGTTTTTTCAGTTGCCACTTATAACGGATATTATCAGGAGCATATTGTGAATCTTTCTTTTCCTGAATATCTGGCTTCCAACAAAGATCATTTACCATAGGAGAGTTTCTTTCATGCTGTATATTGTTATACGTTAGAAAGATGCACTCACATTTGGTTTCAATTTCATTACATTTAATTTCTTGGAAAAGATCTTCATATTCTTTTAGCCAACCATCTGCGTAGATGATAGGGCTAAAGTTGATATGTACTTCCATATGTTGTTGAAGGTACGAAATTGATTTAATTCTTGTTGAAATCTTATCTGTATTAGGCTCTAATACATCAGAGTATTTCTGGGGCATCAAGCTCACCCTGATTCTATGTTTATTTTTATCTAAGTCATAGATGACAGGATTAAACATTGATGGATACTTAGTGGCAAATGTACTTTTAGCTTTTGGATTGTATACATTAAAGTATTCAAACACACTATTCCAGTCGTAGTGTTTTTTCATTAAAGCTACGTCTGTGCTACAGCCTATGTCTATAACGTAGTATGTATCATCAACCTGGTTTGGTGCTTTAGGCCAGGGTTGTGCATCCACCCATTTTGTTATAGAGTCTGCTATATCTTTTGTATTCTCATTTATATACACCTTATCGTTGTTATACCGTCCTACATAACAGTAGGAATTCATACATCCGCCCAAACAGCCATAGATAAAATTGGGAGAAATAGCGTCACTACTTCTCCCATTATCTCTAGTTATCAGGGTTTTAGTTTTCTGTTTTATTATCTTCATAGTATCTTTTCTTTCTTTAAAATGGTCTCCACTGTAAAAGCTAGGGCTGTTAAATCAGATCCATTCATAATTTTATAATCAAAGTTCCAGCTATCCAATGCTGTTTCAGATACGTGTTTATTTACAGGTTGAACACTAGGTCTATCTACTCTAATGATTATACCACCTTTTCTTTTTACAGCGTGGGCCTCATTTGGAAATCTGCAGTCTGTAATAATCCAGTTTGGATAGGTTGTAATAAACTCTGTAGGAATAACACTATTGTTTTCTGTAGTAGTATATTCTACATCATGCTCTGGTTTATAGTCTATCATTAGAGCGTTCACCCATACATTATCACATAGGTTGTTTCTGAGACCGTCTGTACCGAGCCTCTGTAAGAATTCTCTTACAGACATTGGCATACCATGTTTTGTCCATTCTTCAGGCATGTTGCCAACCTTAAACTCCCTATTCTCAAACATGTATTTGGGAATACCTGTAAGAAGCTCTGCTACTTGTTTTAGTTTACCAGCAAATTTCTTTACTTCCCAACCTGACTGATACTCTAACCACCAAGCATGCTTGTCATAATACTTGACAACATTTTGAATATCCAGGTCCCCTTTGTTAGTACATAAGAGATACTGAATAATAGCTGCTATAGTATCTTTACCAGATCCAGCATAACCGTTAAGTGCTATAATCATAAGATAAAATTTGGGAGGGGAACGTACCCCCTCCCTTTTTAGTTATAGAAAGTTTACACCAAATACATTAGTATCTTCTTCTACAGAATCTGTAACTTCTTCAAAAACTGGAGTTTCTTCTACAGCAGAGTAAATTTGAGATGCTCCACTGTTAAACTCGTTAACAAAGAATGTATGTAAATTCTGATGATCAGACAGATATCTCATAGGGTGAGAATCTTTTAGAGCTAGTGTCAAGTGGTTATATAAAGACCAAGCTGAGTTAGGATCTACATTGTAATTGTATGTAGGCTCTTCCATCTCTTTCTTTACAAGTCCAACTTGTGTAAGAGTGATAATTTCATTATCAGCATACAGTCTTCCAACAATAGCTGCCTGGTCTTTTTTACTTAAGATAACTTGTTTCAGCATTTCTTTATCTGCAATAAGATTGTTGTAATATTCTTTTGCTCCAGAAACCTGGGACAAAATACTATTATTTACGTCCGCCAAAGCTGTACCAGTGTGCTTACGTTTATAGTTAGCCAAATCTCCTGATACAACACCATTCATACAAACAAATACATGTGCACCAACTGCACACTTAAATCTCATCATCTTATTATAACTATTACTCCATGCAAACATTAATCCAATTTCTGGATCTGTTGCATAGTTCAGATGATAAATACCCTGAGCAATCTGCCCATCTAAAGTTGTTTTATATAATTCTGTTTTAATATCAAACCCTGCAGTTACAAGTTCGTTACGGGTCTGATCAATAATATGTCCATGAGATATCACCTGATATCTCTTACCGTGATTAGGAAGTTCAACATTTCTTAAATACTGTTCTGTGCTAAATTGTGTTTTTGCTGGCATAAAATTTGTTTTTAAAATAATGAAAGTTGTACACTAGATTTAAAAGTTACTTCTTCAATCTGTTCTATTTGTTTATAAATCTCTTCAAGATAATACTTCTTGTTTATATCATAACTAGCAAACGGCAGATTTTTATCTAGTTTATTAATTATTGTTTGTAACCATTCACCAGATTCTACCTGTATTTCTCGTCCGTCGTCATGACATTTTACTAGTTTGCTTCCAGTATTGGAAACATAATACCTTACAATCTTCTGTAGCTTATTTATAACTAATTGACTATTAACCACTTTTCTTTCTTCAAACCTCCAACCGGCTTTTGCTTTTACACCGGCACAATAATCATATATATTATTGTTCTGTTCTAAGAAATCTTCTGGTTTAGTACCATTAATGAAGTAAGCATTAATTGCTTTAGGAATAATCAGGAAGCTTTTGTTTTTATGAAACATAGCTACCTTCTTTTTGTCTAAGTCTTCCCACTCAAATGCTCCCTTACACTTTACTTTACCGTTCTTATAAACAGCCATATAGTTGTTTACATCACGGATGATCATCTTTTGATATTGATCGTGTTCTAAACTCAACTGTGTTAGAACTTCCCATTGTCTGCATACATCCATATATTTTTGTACATCAGATTCAGGAATCAGCATCTCAAGACCATCAGTATTTTGCATAAGAGGAATACCTTCAGGAATTGCTAATGTTAGCATTTCATAAAGCTTGCTTAGAAGTAGTTGACCATTAATAGTAATCTGCATTGTCATTTTAGGATCGTACAGAAAACTATTCTCATCACCAGTTAGCCCATAGGTAGAATTTAGAATAATCTTGTAAACATAGTTCTTTGGATCTGATTTTGGTATTTTCTTTCTTTCCTCGAAGATCCATTCGTACAGTTCACAGAATTCTTTCTTAGGCAGATGCTGTGGAGCAAACTGGTTTTTGATAGCTAGATTGGGATAGAAGCTAGTAACATCAGATGTCATAATTGTCCATCCTGGTTTTGCTTCATAGAGACCAGCGTCTATAGATCCGTGGATGCCGCCAAGACCATAGTCTGTCTTAACTCCTTTGTAGTCTACACTATACTTAAATCCTTCTTTTGTAGATGTAATCACCTTTGTACGGAAGTAGTCAAGTACCTTTTGAAACTCTGGAGTTTTAAATTCAACGTAGGGTAGGATACAATCAGCTAACACTATATAGGGACGTGGTGTCCTTAATTGTTTAATATCTGATTTATCAATACCAAGTTTTTGACTGAGGAAATGTAAAAACAGCTCTTTAGATATCCTTGGTTCAGAAGCAGAATAGAGATCTATTCCATACTCTTTGGTCAAAGTTTGTCTTAAGAGGATTTGTTCTTTAGAATGATGAAAAACTTCTTTTGTACTAAGAACATCATTTATACAATAGTTTATAATGTTCTCAAGTTCTTGCTCATTCTCTACAGGTTTATAATGAGGATGAGGCATGTCTTCAACATTCTCCCAATCCATAGAATATTGAACCCATTTCAAACCACTCATCTTAGCCCTGTTATCCCAGTGGTTAAGTTTAAATACATCAATCTGTTTGATCTTTAACTTATGTGGAGCATATTCTACAAACATTCCATTGTTACTTTTTTCTATTGTCTTTTGGGCATAGTTATATACCTCAGCAGCTACAGCCTCTGCCGACAATTTTAAAAGTCTCTTTTGATTGTTTAGAATGTGTTGTGTAATCTGGGCATCAAAGTTTAATCCATTAAAGGATATATGCCACTGACCTTTAGTTACACATTCATTTAGAAATGCTATAAATTCTGGGAAGTCTGTTCGCTGTTTGCAAACAACAAACACCTTTCTTTCTTCTGTCTTATAATGTTGGAATACTCCTATGAAACAGTTAGATAGTGTCTCATAGTCCATTATCCAATTAGGCTTTACATAATTTTCCATAATACAGTGTTCAGTTAAGCTGTTCCCCCTTTCGACAAAAAAGCAGATGTCTTTTGAACATCTGCTTTTAAAGCTAATAGTTATTCTTATACAGATTGGATCAGGCTAGGCTGATTAACTGTTTCAGATTTAGCATCGATGTATTGTTGGTAGTTGAATGTATCTGCATTAATAGCAAATGCTTTTACAAATTCTACCACCTCTTCTACATTCTCAACATAATACTCATAGAATGTTTCTACAAGTTTACGCTCTTCACTAAACTCTTTTCCATTAGCTCTTTTACCCACCTTAAGGTACTGAACGTCTCCGAACTCATTCAGTTTGGGTAACATATGCATAGTTTGTTTCTTCTCCTTAGAAATAAGTGCAAGCACTTTATTGTCTAAGTCAAAGATAGCTTCGTTATAAATACTATCTTTTGTAACAGGGATAAGTCTGAATGTTTTAGACTTTCCCCAGGTTGATGTAATTAGCATCATTGATTTACTCATAATAATAATTTTGTAACAAATTTATTCTATTTTTGTTAGTAATTCCAAATACTCTACAGGAATTTTTAATGTTTCTTTTTCTAAGTCACAAGCATCACAAAGCTCCCCAATATTTTCTAGGGTGGCTATGTCTACTTCCAAAAGGTTAGCATAAGTTTCAAAGTACTTTTCTGGATAGAGGTAGCTTTCTATATACTTATACTCAGCTGTTTTCTCACCATAATAGGTTTTAATTGCTCTTTTTACAGGGTTGGATAGTTTTGAGTATTTACCCAAGATGAAGTTGAACCAGTCAATCTTATAAGACTCTAAATCAAATATATAGATGTTTGTATTACTCACCTGCATCTTTTCTGAAAATAGGGGATTACCTATAAGCATTTGATTTTCAAAGGCTTTGAAGCCTTCAGATTCATTAACTGGATAGACACAGATCAACTTCATATCTTCAGGACCTATTAATCCCTCTAAAGAAATGTATGTTCCTTTAGGGATGTTAGCACTAGTCCTTTTTATACCTAATATGGGATAGAGAAAAGATCTAGACTTTTGAAAGTACTTTCCATAGAGTTTTTCTATCATGACATTTTTTTAAAGAATCACCTTATTTGTTGCAAATTCATAAGGAAGGGTGAAGTCTTTATTGGTATAATGCCAATCTGCTTTTTCTATAACACCTAGTAGTTTTTCCATCCAGTTACCTAGTGTAGTTTCACTAACAGGAAAAGCATATACCTGATAAGATTTATCAATTACAACAAAGCTGAACTTTATTTTGTAACCCTTCTCATATAAATTTATGAATTTTACTCCAACAATGGTGCAATAAATTACAGCTTGCAGCCAATAGTTATAAAATTCTACAGTTTCGGGGAAATCTTTGAGGTCTTTAGATGTAGTTTTAATATCGTTTATAGATATCACCTTTTGATCATGATCTATAACAATATTGTCTATAATTCCTTTGAGTCCAAAAACTTTGTCATTTACTTGACACTCTAAGTATAATTCATTATACACCTCTTTGTTGTCAAAGTCTGTTACGTCACAACCAATCAAGTTACAAACTTCCTTGTTAGTCTTTATTAAATCTACAGCATTCTTACAGAAGTCATATGACTCCTGGTCAATTAGCGTTTTAGATCCTTTTGTTTGTAAAAATCCCCAGTAACTGATTGTATCAGAAGTAATAACCTTGTCTAACCTTTGCTGATCTGTTTTTAGATTCTGAAAGTAGTTTATATCTCTCATTACATCCAGAATAGCTGCTTCAAATTCAGCCAGCTCCGTTCTTTGATCACCGTTTATTTTAAGTTCTGAGTGGTGTCTAAATACAGTGTCTACTACCTTTTTAGTATTACCTGTAGGTAGGCTTGTTGGGGCTATAACAAAGTTCTGATTAAACTTTTCAGGTTCTAGCAGTAAAGCATGTATAATTTTACCATTTACTAAATGAGCATCATCACGCTCTTCTCTGTTACCTAATACATAAATCTGATAAAAAGCCTGTGGGTTCCACAAAAGCTTACTTAAACTACTATAAGAGAAATAAAACTTCTTTTTATAGAAGTCTTCTTGCATTAACTTAATAGATTCTTCTAAAATTTCATTTAATTCCATAAACTCATTTTAATTTCCATGCTTCCAGTGTGTGTTTAAATGGTGACCCTGGAATATTTGTAACTAATTCTAACATCTGGCTAGCAATGTCTCTAATTTCTAATTGTGCATGCTCCGACATTCTCAGCTTTAAGAAGTTAGCAAAGCTTCTCATGTTAAACATAACGTCTGCCTGTATCTGTGAGTTATAAGTCTTGAAGAACCTAGCTGATTCTTTAGCCCTTTTTCTACCTAATACAGGTGTCAGTTCTCTTAAGCAGTCGTGGTAGAGTCTATTACCCATCTCTGTGTAGTTATGTAGAGCAATAGCCCATCTATTATCCCAGTCAGTAGGTATATAATACTTATCTTCTTTTAGCTCCTTATATCTAGCTGATTCGGCATTGATGGATGCAATTCTGTGTTTAAGTAGATGTATATGTGAAGCTATATCACAGTTTACTAAGAAGTGAACTGTACCCTTTTCAAAAGGAGTTTCGTGTCCTTCTGACCAAAGCATATTTATAAGCTTAGGTATACGTTCTTTCTTGTCTTCTGTAAGATCTCTTGACGTACTAGTCCATGCTGAGCAAGCTATTATTTCGTCAGACCCATAATACCCTAATAGTTGTACGCTATTTTCCATATTTTTCTGCTTTTGTTTTAACATCATGACAGCTGCTACAAAGCACTTGTAAGTTGTCAGCTTCACAAAATAAACGTTCTACAAACCCTGGAAGATCATTAGCAGATCTTAGTGTACCTGCTGGCTTTATATGATCAACGTTAATCTTCTTTTCAGGAAACCAGTTCTTACATTCATTACACTGGTATTCAAACTTTTGTCTTTTGTTTGGACCCTTATAAGTTCTTCTAGACTTTTGTTTACACTGTGTAATAGGTTTCCACCATCTAGACTTTTGTCTAAGTGCACTTCTAATAAAAGACCAAAAAGCAGACTCAGTCATTGTACCAGCATTTCTGGTTCTGACAGCTCTGATTACTTTTTTTCTTTTAGGCATTTATCTTATTGTTTAGTATGGGTACTAATCTACTACGAACTTCCTTAGCTCCAAAATCTTTTATACTGTCAGATACATCCTTACTCATAAAAAGTACAGCCGTCTCTATAAAAGGATAGCGTTCTTTATATTTCTGCATAGATGCTATACCAGCGTCGTCATTATCAAACATGACTATAATCTTCTTAAATCTTTTCTGTAAGTCTTCCATTACTTCTGATCTTATCATAGTGTTCTCACTATCTGGAGCAATTACATCTATTTTAAGCTTCAGAGACTTTACAGACATAACATCTTTTAAACTAGATGTTATCAAGAGATAATCTTGGTTATGAAGTTGTTCCTCACCTTGTATATAGTTACCAACTTTTATAAACTTCTTATCTAAAGTTTTGGGCTGATAAACTTTGTACAGGGTTCCATCTTGTTGAAAATAACCATATAAATAACTACCTCTTATTTTTAAAGAGGCAACTTGACCATCCACTTCTTTTTCTAGGACATAGTGTTCTAAAGCTTTTACATTGTGTTCTTCTAAAAGTTTACTACCAATATTAAACTGGGTCCAGAAATATTGATCCTGTGTTGACCAAGGTCTAACTTGATAGTTTTTAACTTTGTACTTAGAAGACTGTTTAAACTCTTTTACATCATATCCTCCATTATTATGAAGTATATAGTCGTTGTATTTTTCAATAATTAGGCGGGATGCTTCATGAAATTTAAGGCTGTTTAGTTCCTTTACAAGATCAATAGCAGATCCACCTTTACCTGAAGAAAAGTCTTTATACTTATACACCTTAGCATTTGCATCAAAATAAATGCACATGCTTGCTGTACGTTCTTTAGGATTAAAAAGACTTTTAATTTTTACATCTTGTCCAGTGAGTTTCTCTCGTAGTTTACAAAAATTCTCAAATATCCAAGATGCAGGTACATTTTTTACATTATGTACTAAGTTCTTTGTCTTAAACATTTTACTTGGAGTTAAAAAGAAAAGGGGGAAAGTAGACACAATCCCCCGTTATGTTATGCTACAAGAGGATTGTATTACAAATTAAAGTCGTTGTTTGCTGGTTCAAAACCACCAACTGTTTTGTTGGTATAAGGAGCGTAGTGATATTTGTTAGACTTATCAAACTTGTTTAGTTTAGTTTCGTCAGCAGAACAAAACTTAAACTTAGGGAGAGAGAGTCTTACAATAATCTTTCCATTATACTCATCTTCTTTTCCTGCTAGGAAAAAATACAGGTCATTATCTTTCAAAATGTCAATAGCTTTTACTACCCAGTCTTCAATTGTCTTGATACTAGCATCCTTAGATAAAGCATCTACTTTCTTTCTAAGACCTAGTTGATCAGCAATTACAAGCAGTTTGTACAGGATCTCATTTTTATTAATGTCGTCACTATTAAAATCACTTGTATAGATAGTAGCACTCACTCTAGCCATCTGACCTTTATACTTAGGTCCTTCTGGGTTTTCTCTGTCAATTGCCCATCCCTCAAAATTTGTAAGAGCTGGTCCTTCTAGAACTAATTCTAGAGATTTCTTACCTGTTTTTGATGTACGTACATTGCCACTAAAAATGTGAGCATAAACTACTCCGGGTTCAAAGTTTCTTGAAACACTTGAATTTTGTTTTACGTCTTGACCTTCTGTGTTGAACATGTTGTTTAATATTTAATAGTTAAAATTAATTTTCGTAATCTCTAATAGCAGATGCTACAAGGTTTAAATCATTTGGAATTTCAAAAGTGGGAAACATATCTTTTGGAGACTTGCAAGTATTTTCACCATTAGTTTGGGTTTCAAATACATACCTGATGTTTCCTTCCTTATCCTTCTTGGCTTTCCCAAACAAAACTATGGAAAATAATCCTTCCAGAGTTAGTTTTTCGTCAACCATTTTTCCAATTGTTTTTGCCTTAAATTTCCGTTTACCTTCCATATCTGTTGACTCTTCTGCATGAGTGAGAAAGAATACTAATAAGTCTTCTCTCATGTCTTTGGGCATCCGACTTATCCTAGCTAAATGAGCACCAATTTGAGTGAACTTCTCATAGCCTTTTTCTCCAGCTTTATCAAAGAACTCAAATGAACTCATATATTGGAAGTCATCAACGACTACGTTTTTAATTTCTGGACGTTTGTCATTAATATACTTAAGACAAGCTTCAATACTTTCAGGATTTGATTTATCATATACATTACCAGTAGGATTATCCTTACTCCATATTGTATACTTCTTTTTCCATCCTTTAAATGGCAAAGACTTGTTAGCTATATTAATAATAAACGTCTCTTTAGGGTTTAACGTCGAGATACTAGTAGACTTACCAGCACCTGACTCTGCAATAATTAATATTCCTTGTGCCATAATAGATTATTTATAGGTTCTGATAAGGTCGTTTAACCAGGTTTTTGTACTAACAGGCTTACCAGTATGAATAGCAAAATAATCCCTAATTGTCATATCTGCATATGGAGCATCTTCCATAGGAGCTGGGGCTTTAGGAACACTCATTCTAGCTTGAGCTGTTAGTTTAAAATCATCATCAGGACCTTCGGCAACTGCAGAATATTTACTGATTGCAACAGAAGATCTGTTTACCACTCTTAACTCTTCAATTGGAACAAGATATGAACCTTTAGCGTTTAGTTCATACTCTTCATCAAATGAATCATTCAGTGGTATACGATAGACTTTTCTTTCTGGATCTATTGGTTTTAAGTCTTTGTCGATTAACTCAAAGTAAAAACCTTTACTTTTTTTAAATTCTGATGGAAAGATCCCAACCACCAGTCTTCTCTGTTCGTCATAAAATTGACTCTTCATGTTGAAGTCGTAAGGTGAAATACCCAAATCTTCAATTAATGAGTGGTTGTAATCCCTCATTTCTTTGAGTTTCTGAGCTTTGTACCTAGCACGTTCTTCATCACTCATGCTGTGCATAATAGACATGTTACTCTGTTTTAATTGTTAATGTATATTGTTTAATTAAAGCTCTAGTCCTGCATCTGGTGCAGCAGAATTTCTTCTACTTCTTCTTTGATAGTTTCCAGATGGATTGTTTGCAGCTGGTTCAGGTACTTCTTGTAACTTTTGTTTACCAAAGTCAAACTTCATAAACAGAAGATTATTATCATCTGAACTATTTCTGGTTTTAATTACATGTACAAAACAGTCTTCCTTTCCACATATATATTCTTTTGGTCCATATACGGGAATATCTGACTTATATGGTCTATTTAGTATTAGCACCATATCTGATCCTTGCATCAAGGCATCACCACCAAAAATATCTGAACTAGTTGGGAAGTTAGAAATACTACCTGGAGTTTTTCTATGAGGCTCGTCAATACTTCTGTTTAGCTGAGTGATCATTACAATAATAACAGGTAGCTTATTTTTAAGCTGCATCAACATCTCTGTAGTGTTGTACAGAGTATTGATTTTTTCTCTGTCCTCTTTGTCTTTCTTAATTAGCCAGCTATGGTCAATTGTAATAATAAGAGGCTTACCTCCTAGAACATTGTAGTAATGGTACACTGCTTTTTCAATGTCTTTGTAAGACAGTGGTTCATTTATCTGAACTCTTACTACACCTTGATTCTGTAAATTTTTGCAGTCGTTTACATAGTTATTTATAACGTTCATTGCAAACTCAGACACTTCAAAGTCTGTACTTAATATAACGTTATAGTCTAATCCAGTTTGTGCAGCAAAGTCTCTCGAAGCTGTTTGCTTTGGAGCCATCTCAAACTGAAACTCAAGTATGTTAAACTCTTGTGTTGGGTTTAGAATTTTAGATTCTCTTAGAATTTGACTGACAAACATTGTCTTACCAGCCCCAGGTCTTGCACCAATAGTAAGCATTGACCCCCATTCCAGTCCTCCAACCCCCACCTTATTTAAACCTATCCAAGGAAGTTTAAAGGATTTGATCTTTCCAGTACGTCTATCTTTTACGTACTGAAGACCTTCCTCTAACACTTCTACGTAGGTTTTCCCATTGAATAACCTTGGTTGTGACATTTGTTTTTGTGTTTTGAGTCTGTAAAAATAAGCATGATTGTGTAAAAAACCAAATTTTTGTTTATAAACTATCCAAAATTTTTGGGTTGTCAAGTATTTCCTGACAGTAGTCGGCAAGCTTTGAACTTACCTCTTTTGTTATTGGGTCTGTCTTCTTTATAAAATAGGAAGAAGTTACCATGTACATATATCCTTTCTTTTCAAACACTGCATTATAGTAATCTGCAGCATCTAGGACCAAATCCCAGTCATACTCAGGGTAGGTTTTAAAGAACCAGATAAACTTCTGCTTTAGTTCTTCAGTAGACTGTCTAGCCAGTTGACCTGATGGTAATCTTTTAGAGGGAAAAATCTCTCTATACTCTTTGATTTTATCAGAAGACTCTGCACCTAATACTTCCGTTGCTACCTTTTTCTTAGTCTTAGTTAAGAATGTTTCAAATTCATTTAAAATTAAAGCTCCGGTGTTTGTTAGATTTCCTTGAGAATCAATTAGTTGTCTTTGTTGACATATTGAATTCTCTAAATTTTCGTCAATAATTTTAGTTGGTTTAATATTACTTCTATAGCAACTAAGCAGATAGATCTGGTTCGGACTTAAATTGTGTCTGATTAATACGCTCCATAATTGATGGCTCATTATATCTCTCTTTTAAATCATGTAGAATTAATAAATACTTCTTTTTAATTTGCTCATCTAGCTCCACTAGGTTTTTAAAACTATTAATGCTATGGATGATTGTTGTATGGTCTCTTTTACCTAGATAGGTACCAATTCCAACCAGGGTGTATTTCATTTCTCTAGCTAGTACACAGAAGATTTGTCTAAGTTCTACTAGTTCTCTGTATCTAGCTGAGTCTTTTAAGGATAGCTTTCTTCCTCTCTTTACAGGAAGGTATGGTTCAAATATCTCTTCAAGCTCTTCCATGGAAATTATAGGTATATTTCCTTCAGAGCTAACTGCAGGTTTTGTTATTACAATAGGCTCATACCCTATTTTACTTAGGAATTTTTCTTTGAATTCTTCTACCAACTTTCTTTCAAGCTTGGTTGCATAAGTCTCTAGATTCATAACTTTTAGAAGTTTAAATGTAAAATTAGGGGTTTTTTGGTCAAAAAATATTATATTATATTGTAGACTATGTTTACAAAGGACTATGATTATAACTAATTTTTATATATTAACTAATTTTCTTTTGAAATGCAACAAAAGAATGACTCTGTAGCAACTATTAAGACGTGGTTGTTTCCAGCTGTTGTTACTATTTTGGCAACAGTTATCTGGCAAGACGTCAAAGAACTTAAAAATGATGTAAAGCAGCTCTTAGCTCAGTCTAATATTGACAAAACTAGGATTGATGCTTTAGAAAAGCAAATTGACATCTTAAATAGATCTCTTTTAAAACCCACTGAACAAAGCCCAGTTAATCCAGTAGCTCATGTATACAGTTCTAAAGAATTTATTCTTAACGAAAAGAGGAAAAAGTATGCAAAGTACATCTAAGTTTATACAGAAAAATTTTTTGAACTTAGTTGTATTGTGTTTACTTATTGCATTACTATTAAAAAGCTGTAAGTCAACGCCTTCTGGTGATGTACAAGTTAAGGTGATCCGTGACACAACATGGATTATCAAAGACTCTACAATCTATAGTAAACCTCAGTTAATTAAGACTATTCCTATAGATGTTTCACGTGACACAATTATTAATCACTATATTCCTGATACAAACTATAGTAGATTACTTGCTCAGTATCAAGAAGTTGTAGGTAGATTTTTAGCTACAAATCTTTATTCTGATAGTGTTAGAATTGATACTATTGGCTATGTAAAGGTAACAGATACTGTTAGTCAAAATCAGCTTCTTAAACGTGGTTATAGAATCAATGTTAAGTATCCTATTATAACAGAAACAATTATTAAGCCTGCTCCAAAAGTTAGACAGCTTTATGCGGGTGGTCAAGTATCTGGGGTAGCAGGAAGTCCTGTAAACGGAATTAATGCAGGTTTATTATATAAAACTAAGAAAGACTACATTATAGGAGCTAATGCCGGATTTGATAGAGACGGTAACATTATATATGGAGTGCAGTCTTATTGGAAAATAAAACTTAAAAAGTAAAGTTTATGGTATTAAATACTGCTATATACGGATGTGGTTGTGGTAAACCTCGTCCTACATCTACTAAACCAAAAAAATAAACCAATGTTAGATTCAACTAAGGTGGTATTATCACCTACATGGAAACAAGCTTTTCATTTTGCTTCAGAAAGAGGAGACAGCCTCACCTGGACAATTATTGGAACAGTTTTATTGTTAGCTGCTCTTGCTACATTTATTGGTGCTGCTAGCAATGCCAAGTGGTTCCCTAAGATTGGAGCTATGAGTAATGTGGCTCTATTTATTCTTATTGTAGGAGGATTATCTTCACTTCTTTGGCAACCTAGTCAAATCAAATGGAACAATGATAAGGTGCTTGAGAAATCCCATGTAGATCAAATTATCAAGGATTCTGGATCTGTTAAACCTATTTGGGACAGCCTTAGAAAGAACTGCTTAATTGTAGGTGGACCTTATAATTGCTACCAGAAATGATATTCTCAGCAGCATTTCTAATTCTAGCAGCAGCATGTAATGCTCTGATGGATAGTGTAGAATATGAAACTGCATTTGAGAAGTCTATATTCTCCAAGCTCAATCCTAGATGGTGGTGTAAATCAATCAGTTGGGAGTATGTGAAGTTTCTTCCATTCACTAAATACAGACCAGATGCTTGGCATTTAGCCAAGAGCTCTATGGTGGTATTCATTGTTCTGGCAATTATATCAGCTGTTCCTGTATCAGCTAAACTTCCACATTTTGTTTTACTAGGATTGATTTGGAACATGTCATTTAATTTGTTTTACAATTACATATTTAGAAGATAGTGGCGGTCTGTAAAAAATATTATGCTCAAAAAGATAAATATGGTTTTCCTATACCGGGAACCATGGAGGGTTTTCATAAACCCTATCCATCTTTAAAAAGAGGGTTATTTGAGCTTAAGAATTTTGAATACACACCCCTTCCTTGTGAATGTAGAGAATATCATCCAGAAGGATTAAGGTTCTTTGTCAAGGTTGATAAATACGGAAATATAATTGCAAATTCTTTATTTGCAGCTAGAAAGAAACCATTAGGAGTTCATACAATAGAACAGATTGTTTACTGCGAGAAGTTTTCTTGTGTTATTATTCCTATGAAAAACTTTCTGAATATTGATACACCAGGTTACCCAGTGGGTGTTTGGAACATAACTGGTACATACCTAGGAACAGCTACAGATCAGGATGCTTACGTAACTCTTTGGAACTCAGATGTTACAAACCAAGCACAAGGAAAACTTTTTGCTGGACCCACATCTACAGAGTTTTATATAACAGATACGCCAAATCTTACAATTAGTTTTGTAAGAGGATTGAGATATTATAGATATACAGGTGCTCCTGGATTACAAATATTTATGGGCATAAATGATATAGTTAGATATGGATCTACAACAAGAACAGCAGCTAATGCTACAGCAGTACAGTCGGATACAAGACTTGAATGGAATAGACCTCTTTGGACAATTAACTACTTTACAAAAGTTCCAAATAAAACAGTATATGTTTTAACATGTACAGGTAATCCAGATAGCACACCTGTTTTTATATTTCATAATGAAGATACAGAGTATGTAGGACCAAAAGTATTTCCTCCAGATGGAGGTGTCTATACTATTTTTGGGGCTCTTCCTATTGCTACACAGGCATTTGAGGCAAGAACAGATGGAAATACTTTTGACTATAATGCAATAAATAACTGGCCTCAACTTACTTCTTTATGGAGTATTTGTAATTTTTCTGCAGGGGGTGGTAGATGGCATCAGACTGATCCTGCAAAATGGCCTGCTACTATAAATTCTACTCAAATTACACAGGTACAGATTGGTCAATCACTTAACAATCTTATTTCGACTGCTCCATACATGACTCAAGCTAATTATCCAAATGTTTCTGAACTTATAACAGATCAAAATAATTCTTCAGTGAACTTTACAGGATCAGAAAGCTGGTTTTTGAATATGCCAAAAGTAACTAAATATCTTGCTATATATTCAGGAGCACAAACTACAGCTACATCAGATCTTGTTTGGAATAATGTAGCTACAAATTTAACAGGAATTGTTCCTGTTGTAGGTAGTCAAAAACAACTTCGTATTAGAAATACTTCAGCTGCATCAGCTGCTTCGTTAGTTTCTAGAACCTACCTTGCAGCTCAAGGCTGGACTGTAACACTTAATTAATACTATACAATTTTATAAATAGTGAAAAACAGAGCATTTGTAAGGTATACTAAAAACGGAAAAATAGTTCCGGGTAGTATGATTGTTACCAATGGTAGCTATCCAGAAGGACCTGCTAAATGGGCTGAGATTACAACTGATTTGTGTTGTGATGATCCTGGTTTTTACACTACTAGTAAGGTTAAAGGATTTGTAAGATACACTAAAGACGGTAATATAGTTCCTGGATCGTTAGTATTAGGAAATAAACCTCCAGTTCGCAACGGGTCACTGTGGAGAGATGTAAGTATTAATTTATGTTGTGAACCTGTATTTAATCTTAGGACTTTCTTAGGAACAGACACCCCAGGATATCCTGTAGGAGTATGGAATGTTAATGATGTATATTTAGGAATAGCAGATAATGCAACTGAATATGCTGCTCTTTGGAACTCTGATCCTGATAATCAACTTGTATCAACAATTACTCCTATTTCTACAACTTCTACAAGTTTTAAATCTACATCACCCACTGATCCTGGACTTAGAGCTTTGAGGTATTATATGTACAGAGGTCCCGCAAACATTAGATTGTATGTAGGAACTAATGACATAATTAAATATGGTTCTACAACTTTAACAGGGGCTGTAAATGGATTTATTGTAGATTCTGATAGCACTCGTGACTGGAATAGATACTTACTTGGTTCAGGTCAAAGGTATAAAACTAAAATACCTAGAAGAAATGTATTGGCTGTAAACTGTACAGGATACACCACTAGTTCAGACTTGTATGTTTTTCATAATGAAGATACTGAATATCTAGGTCCAAGCTTTAGTTGGGGTGTCTACTATGTAGCAGGCAATCTTCCTATAAATACAAAAGCTATTTGTTTGATGGCTGCGTATTTTAATACTGATTACAACCTAATTACTAACTGGCAAGAGTTAACATCACTATGGAGTTTCCCAATGGAGCACGCTGGTGGGGGACCTTGGAGATATGAAAATGCTGCGTTTTTTCCAAATTTATACAGACCTTCCATCACTCAGCTTACGTTTGGTCAAATGATTGGAACTGGAAATCTTTTAGGTGTAGGATCATTTGTAAATCAAACGAACTATCCTAATGTTTCAGAACTAATGTTTACAATAAATAGCAGTCTATGGGGAATGGGTGGTAATGAAAGCTGGTTCTTGAATATGCCAAAGGTTAATAGATATCTCAGTTGTGTTGCTGGAAATACCACCCAGAATACAACAGCTGTATCAGATTTAGTTTGGAACAACATTGCTACAAACC